GGGTACGAGGAGGACCGTTCTTCGTCCGTGACTCATTTTTTGGCACTTTGACTAATGAACACCAAGACCGACATCAAACAGCAGCCTCCCGCGTCGTTGCCTCCAGCGACGTGTTCGGTTCCGGTCGCAGCGGTTGACCAACTCCTTAGACAACTGGAACGGATCGAAAGACTCGAAAGCGCACTGACAGAAATTATTAATCTGTGTCAGGTTGCTGGACTTGGTGTCGAGGCTCAGGCATTCCAGTCGAGATTGATTGCGCAGAGAGCTCTTAAACCGAACGCAGAAAAGACGCCTGCGGCAGAACGCAAAGAATGACGACCGCTAGCAAACGCAAACCAAGGCGCGCCAAAAGACCAACCCGGCATAACAAGTCCTGGACGGATCACGACTTGTCAATATCCGAAGCCGCGAAGGAATTCCACAGCACACCGGAGACTATCCGGCGACGCTTGCGTGCTGCTGAGATCACACACACCGAAGGTAAGCGATACTCAATCTATGTACTCCACACGGCTTTGGTCGGCGACTTGCACGCGCAGCGAATCCGGGAGACTCGTGCGCGCGCTGACCTGCTTGAACTTGAGCGCCGCAAGACTGAAGGTGATCTTGTGACAATGGAGGAGGCTCGCAGTGTCATCCGGCAATACCTTGGTCCGATGCGCGACATCCTAACCACCGCGCCGATGGCGCTTGCTGCGAGAGTCAACCCGGCCGATCCCGAGCTTGCGCGGATGCAACTTGAGACGTGGAGCGAGGATAACATGAAGAGGTTGCGGGAAGTATGACACTCAAGTCATTCGCCAGGGACACGTTCACCGCGCAGAGCAAGCAAGCTGTGTCGGCCTGGTGTGAATCGTGCATCACGCTTCCGCCCGGCAAGTCTGAATCCCCTGGGCCGCTCTCGTGGCTTGGCCGTGATTACATGCGGGAGCCGCTAGACTCGTGGAACATGCCGGGCGTCACAGACCTTGTGTTGTGCTTCGGATCGCAGACGGGCAAGTCAACTCTCATGATCGCGGGCGTGGCTTACGTGCTTGTCAACTCTCCGTCTGGCTTGCTATGGGTGCACCCAACGCAACAACTTGCGCGGAGCTTCTCGACCACGCGGTGGTTGCCTGTTGTCAAGGTATCACCCAGCCTGACCACATTGATGCCGACGGGATCAGCGAAACGCACGGGGATGACACTGCTCCAGCAAGAGTTTGGTCCAAGCCTTGTGAACTTCGTTGGGTCAAACTCGCCTGCCAACCTTGCCAGCCGCCCCGCGCGCGTTGTGATCATGGATGAGGTTGACAAATTCCCGAAGGAAGTCCGATCCGAAGCAGACGCTGTGAACCTCGCAGAGCAGAGGACCAAGAGCTTTACAAACCCGCTCAGGGTGAAAGCTTCGACGCCCACGGAAGAGGACGGGCTCATCTGGCAAGAGTTCATGAAGGGCGATCAGCGCCGCTATCAGATGCCATGCCCGCTCTGCCGCAAGCCAGTGGTGTTCGCATGGTCAGAGCAATTCTGCGTGATGCCGCGGCTCGGCTGTGAAGCGTGGGTGGCATGGGACTCGACCGCGCGGAGGGCAGACGGAACATGGGACCTGGATGCGGTGCATAAGAGCGCCCGGGCCGTGTGCCCACATTGCGGCGGGCACATTGCAGACAGCGCGAAGACTCGCATGATCCGGGAAGGGAGGTGGGTGCCCACGGCCACGGCTACCACAACCCGCGGCTTTCGTTCCTATCACTTACCCAGCCTGTACGCCGTGGGGACGCAGACAAGCTTCGGCTCGCTTGCTATCGCGTTCCTGCGCGCGAAGAAAAGCTTCCTTGGACTCCGAGGCTTTGTGAACGGCGCACTGTCCGAACCATTCATGCGCCAGGATATGCGAGGGCAGCGCATCGAGGTTGTAGTGTCCAAGCCCGAAGCCAAGGCCGAGGCTAGCAAGATCATGACGGTTGACTGTCAGCATGGCTCGCCGCACTTCTGGTACGTTGTTAGGACCTGGGAACACTCGGATACTAGCACGGTGTCGACCGCGGTGAAGGCTGGGCACGCTGAGACATGGGAAGACTTACACAAGATCAAGACCGACGAGAATGTTCCTGATGCTGGCGTCATGGTTGACTCAGGCTGGGGTGCGCGCTCGGACGCAGAAGTGTATCGGCGTTGCGCTGCTTACTCAGAGTTCACTTTTCTTGAGGAACGCGGCAAACACTTCGGGACTGGATGGTGCCCGGCAAAGGGAATGCCGCACCGGAAGACCTGGAAACAGCCGGACACGCAAGCACAAGCCCCGTACTTCACAAGGTTCATCGACCCGTTTGCTGGAACGTCCGATGCCGGCAAGGCTGAGATTGTCCTTTTCGAATTCGCATCGGACTGGTTCAAGGACTTGCTCGCAGTGTTGCGCGACCCAGAGCAAGCGAAAGACTTGTCGATTACATGGGCTGTTGCGAAGGACGTTGCAACTGAGGAGTATTGGCAACACCTGGATGCGGAATATCTCGACCAGCAACCGAGCAAAAAGACCGGCAAGACAACTCGGACGTGGACAAAGAGAAGTCAACGCTGGCCAAACCACCTGCTTGACTGCGAAGTGATGCAGCTTGCATTCGCGATGTGGTGCGGCCTGATGCCGACACTGCCGACGGAAGGAGGAACGTGAGAATACTGAACCTTGAACAATTCAGAGCGAAGCCCGAAAACACGGTCTTTTCCAAGTATGAGCCATACCTGTTCGGCGAACTGCAAATCAAGGCTCAGACATTGGAAGCGGACTTTCTCGCGCAATCAATCAACGGAGCCATAGAATCAAACGACACCGGTGACTTCTGCGATAAACTCGACCGCGCACAGAAAACCGGAGAATCTTTGAAGATGGACTTCAACTGCGAATGCCGCGACGGACTATTCAAAAAAGATCAACTGTTCGCGGTCTGGGAAGAAGCTGACGTGCGAGCACTTATCCAGCGCCTGCAATGGTGCTTGCCGCTGCAATGAGCGACAACCTATCGCGAAAGGACATTGCACGACTGCTCGACGTGAGTGTCGACCAGGTGCGTCGCAATGAAACGCGATGGGGGCTGAAGCCTGCGCGGCGAGTCTTCAACCTGCGATTCGTTCGGTATCGCAAGGGGAAGGTCATAGAAGCACTACGGGCTATGGGATTGATTGATGACTTGCCGTAACTGCCGCAACTGCCACAACTACCACTAGACTATTTTAGTTGCCCATGCGGACCTTAAACGCGTGGCGCAAATAGCAGCATCAACCTACCGAGCGGCAGTCACCTACGCAGTGTCTCAAGCTAGCGCGGGCGCTCTGCGCACTTGGTTAGCTGCTAAGGTTGCTTCTACTTTCGGCGACGTATCCTCTGGTCGGTCAGTTGCTAGCGTCAGCATGAACGGCGTTAGCACTTCCTTCTTTGACCCAGCTTCCGCAGGCATGTCCCAACAAGATGCTGTCCAGATGTGGCAGCGGCTTCTTGAACTGTGCGACACTTGCATAACCTACCTTAACGACGCTGAGGCTACCAACGCGGAAATTGCCGCCGAGATGACAGGAAGGTTGCCGGACGTGTATCAGCACTCGGTGGAATTTGCAGGTATGAACCAATGGTAAACGCGCTCCGCCATTGGCTGGCCAGGTTACTCGTTGGCAACGTGTACGAGGCTGCGCAGTATTCGACGCGCAGGAGTAGGATTCAGTCCACCTACACTTCGGCGCGATTCGACATTTCAACAGCGTCCAGGCAGACACTCGCCCAGAAGGCTAGGTATTACGAGCGCAACTCGTGGCTCGTCAACAAGCTAGCTGACATTTTCGAGTCTGGCACGGTAGGCACTGGCTTAGTGGTTCAGCCTTCAACGGAGGATGACGAATGGAACAAGCGGGCCAGTGACTGGTGGCAGACATGGTGCAAGTTCCCGGATGCCACGAGCAGGCAAAGCTTCGGCACACTGCAAGGCCTGATGGCGCGGACATGGTTCATCGACGGCGAAACATTCGTGTTGAAGTCGATGGGCCGGGTCGGGCCGAGGGTGCAGATCATCGAGGGCCATCTGATCCGCACGCCAGACGGACAGGAGAAAAACAAGCAGTGGATTGATGGGATATTCGTTGACTCGAACGGGAGGCCGACAGGATACGCGGTACACGCGGAGGAGGACGCAGGCAGACTCAAGCTCATCGAGGTGGTACCAGCGGAACGAGTGTGGCACCTATTCGAACCGCAGCGCCCAGGTCAGTACCGCGGGACTTCGTTCCTATCCCCTGTTCTCAACGCGCTCCATGATCTTGATGACCTATGGAAACTTGAGATGCAGGTTGCGAAGTTGGCCGGGACTCTCGGAGTTCTCAAGACGAATGCAACCGGAACATTCGACCCGCTACGATTCCGCA